GAATCCAGAACTAGATGGTACTTTAAAAATTAGTGATTTAAATTTTAAAGCATTTGGTTGGCAAGAAGTGCCATATAAATCTAACAAGGTGATTGATGGTATATACTATGCACATCATTTTCCTTCTGGTATATTGGGTAGTGCAATATCTGGTGAAAATATTGCAAGAACACTATTGACAAAACATAAAGTTTCTGCTACAGTAGGTCATAGTCATTTATTAGATTATGCTACATCTACATTACCAAATGGTAAAAAGTTACATGCATTATCTGCAGGATGTTATTTAAATCATAAAGAACATTTTGCTAGAGATACACAGCATATGTGGTGGAGTGGTATAATTGTAAAACGTAATGTACAAGGTGGTCATTATAATATAGAAACTATTGACTATAATACAATTAGGAGAGAATATGGCAGAAGATAAATCTTGGAAAGATTATGTGTTTGAAGTACCGATAGATGGTAAAAGAACATACAGATATGAAAAAGATCATAGTCATGATATGTCTTATGAGAATGAAAGAAAACATGATAATGTTCATTCACCTTCTCATTATAAACATGGTAAAAAAGAAACTATTGAAGTTATACAAGATTGTATGACAGATGATGAGTATCATGGGTATTTGAAGGGCAATGTTTTAAAGTATGTTTCTAGGTATAAATTTAAGGGTGAGCCTTTACAAGATTTAGAAAAAGCTAATTGGTATCTAGGTAGATTAATAATGGAGGTAAAAACAAATGGGTCAAGTTAAACAAGCAATAATAGAAGTAGAAGATTTTGTAGCAGGTTGTTTGCGTCAAGGTAGAACCTTGAATCAAACAATAAGAGATTGTAAAGAACACTACGAAAAACCTACTACACTAAATCCGTATTTTAGTGATGATGATTTAATAGAAGATAAATACTATCAATTTAAGGGGGTATGGTAATGGATAAAAGTTTTTATGATGCGTTAAAAAAGAAGTATGAAGCAGATATAGCTTCAGCAAAAGCTACTGCTTGGGTTTATTTTGATAAACCTGTAGCAATAGGTGAACATCCACAATTTCTAGATGAACTAGATAAACTAATAGATAAAATTGCAACGTCAGAAGAAAAATTAGAAATACTAAAAAGACATTTTGATGATACAATACCATTTTAATAGGAGGATAGATGGCTGATAAGAAAGAAGAAAACCAACAAAAAGTAGAACCTCGAACATATCTTATAACATCAGAACAACTGATGGATATTATGAGATATTTAATGACAAGACCTTATGGTGAGGTAGTAAAACTAATGAGTTCTTTGTCACAACTAAATCAACTTGACCCAAGAGTTAGTGCAGATTTTGTTAAAAATCCACAAGGAGAAACTAATGCCAGAAAAAAATAAAACTGATAAATTTACAGGCATTTTATTTGAATTAAAGATTGGGTTAAATAGAGAGAATGCTCTTGTAATTGATTATGGTGGTAAGCCTGTTGCTAAAATTAGAGAAGCATTGAAGGGATATCCATATCATGGCAATCTATGTGCAGCCGTTATTAATCATGCTAATTCTGTAGGAAGAAAATTAGAAGGTGAGATTAAAGAACTTATCCAAAGAGTTTAGATATTACTTCTGGCATAATCCTATCATGGATAGATTAGAAAGATATGCCAGTAAAATAAGTAACTGGTTTTGGCTTAAGAGATGGGGTGATCGTTCATTGTATCGAAGAAGCCAAAAAAAAAGGCACTCCGACTAATGACGGAATGCCTGTGTTGCCTGGGGGAAGTCTATTAATTTAGGCTTCCCTTTTATCTTTTATCAAATCTAAAATCTATATTTTCTTGAAATTTATAATTAGGATTTTTCATTCTATTTAATTGTTTTTCAAAAGCTATATTTAATGCACTTAATACGTCAGATTTACTACCACTATATTTTAAACCTAATTTATTATTATAAGCATCCATAGAAGAATCACCAAATATATTTCCCATTTTATCAAACTTTTCAAAAAAGGGAGTTTTACCATCTTTTAAAACTCCTACACTTTTAGATATAACATCCATACCTTCTAATCCTAATCCCAACATTTGTGTTGTAAACTTTCCACGATCTTTTGACATAATTGCAGAAGTTGCTGCGTGCCTATATGCATCTGCAATAGCTGTTAATGTAGGTAATCCATCATCTCTAGGTGTGCTTGCATATATAAAATTATTATCTTCATCTTTTTCTAAATTATAATTAAATCTTTCTTTAAGAATATCTCCAAGAGATTCTTTCTTATTTCCTGGAGATGTTTGCCATAAATTAAAATAATCAGATGGATCTCCTTGATATAACATTTTTACAGTTTGATCTTTTAAATTACCTAAATTATAACTCATTTTAAATTATCCATCTGCATATTCATAGGTTTTCTTTTAGGTAGTATTGGATTAAATAATCTAAATACTCTAGTTTTGTATACTTGATTTAAAAAATCTGGGTAGTCTTCCCTTTCAGCATATAAACTTAAACCTTTAAAGTGTTCTTCAATAGGATTACCCTGATTAATAGATGTTCTTACAGGTTCATATTCATCTTGTGTTTTTATTAAATTAATAAAAGCACGAATACTATCTTTGGGTGTATTAAATTTAGTTAATTTAGATCCACCTTGTGTTGCTAAAAAGGGTTGATTACCGTATGGATGTATTCCAAATAAATTATTAGCAGCTTCTGCTGTAGGTGCACCTTTAAATTGCATATTACCTGTTTCAGCTAAAGCAACAGTAGCAATTAATTCATTAGGTATTTTAAATTCAAATGATTTAGGATCATATTCTTGTTTGACATCTTTAATGTCATTTATTAGATTCATGATTTTTGTATCATCAGCCATTGCAGTACCTATTAAAATTAAACTAGCAATTCCAAGCACGAAGTGCTTTATTAATTCTTGAATTCGGATCATTAGCAGTTTTAGCAGAAGTTAATTTTTTCTTCATACCTTTCATCCTTGCACAAAAACTAGCACGTCTTTTATTTCCTACTTTTTTACTAGGGGCTTTTAAGTTACCTCCAGTTGCACGATTGTATGAATCTCTACCTTTTTGATTAAGGCCACCTTTAGGATTCTTACCTTCTTTTCTTTGCCATGCTGGTGTCTTTGCCATTATTTTTTACCTTTAACTGTCATTGCTGCACGTTTAAATTGTGCAGCAGTGGGTGCACCTTTAGCACCTTTCTTTCTCATTTTTTCACCACGCTTTCTTTTAGCATGGATATTAGCATAAAGTCCTTTTCTCATTATACTTTCTTCGCTAATTTTTTATTTATTTTTCTTTGTACTGCTTCTGGTAACTTAGAAAAACCTTTGTGTTTTTTAGGCACACTTTTTTTCTTCATACCATTTTTCATACCATTTTTCATTTTCATACCATTTTTCATTTTTATACCATTTTTCATCATTAGCTATATCTCCTATATTTAGCTGTTTTTTTTGCAATTGCTTTCGGTTGCCTCACATGTTGTTTGCCCTTTTTTGTTCCTTGGCGTTTTGCTCTTGTCGTTGCCGCATATTCTGCAGATGACATTGCTTTTATAGCTTTTTCTGGTAAATATCTTTCTCCAGTTTCTGATGATTTTTTGCCAGATTTTGTTCGCCATTTTTGCTTGCTCCATGCTTTTAAACTTCTTTGACTCTTTGCGAGTGCCATTACGTTTTTCTCCCTTTTCTTATACTTTCTTTTCCCTTTTTAAATATAGATGCTACCTGTGTTTTACCCATAACCTTTGCTCTTTGTTCACCTACAGTTAATATCTGTATTTTTCTTGCAAATGGTTTAGATATCTTTTTAACTTTTGCAACAGTCTTACGAGCATCAGCAGGAGTCGCAAACTTAATTCCAACAGTATCTTTAGGATTCTCATCTGTATAAAGCCTCCTACCAGATCCTTTTGGTTTTTTACCCGTACCTACTTTAGGATCTCTTTTTTTTGCCATAAGATTTCATTTCTTTAATATGATTCTCAATAACTTTACTTTGTTTTTTATGTAAAGCTGATGCTTTTTTTAATGCTTTAGCAACTTTTTTTATTTTCTTAACCATGTTTATATTTATCTCTCCAATAATTTTTTCTTTGTAGTAATCTAACTTTATATTCTAAATCAGTAATACCTAATATTTTTTTAATAAAAGTTATCATTACTTATAGCCCCCACCAGCTGCCTTATATTTTTTAGCTAGCATCTGGGCTTTTCTTGCTGACCATTGTCCAGGCTTTCCGCCTTTTGATCCAGCCATGATAGAGTTAAACATTCGTTTTCTCATACCAGGTTTTGTATAGTTGCCTGCTTTATTTACTGTGCTTTTCTTCTTCGCCATCTTTTATCTCCTTATAATCATAATCATAACTGCCTTCTTCGTTTTCATCAGTTATCCATTTAGATGTATCTTCTACAGACCATATTCTAGTATTAACTAGTCTGTGTATGAGAGGTTTGCTAGGGTCAGCTGCCATAGAAGGATCAAATATTCTTAATCTATTATTAGGTTGTATGGCATAATTACCATCATCTAATTCTATAACATGACCACATTTGTGTTGATCTGGTTTTTCTGCATAACCAAAATCTAATTCATTATAATCACCTGCACACCAATCTATTGTAAATAAATATGTGCCTTCTCTTTGTTTTTTTCTTCTAGATGTATAAGTCATTTTACATCCTTGTAATTGATAAAATCTAGTAACACTTACATTATAACTAAATGAATCCCATAACATTAATTCATTTAATGGTAATTCTTTTACACCAGGTTTTTTACAGAATGCAGATACAGGTGCTCTCCACCAGATGCCACCATCAGTCATCATATAGTGAAATAGGGGAACTTGTTTTGGTATAGATGTAAAACCAAATACAACACACTCAAAGTATTTATCATGAGAGTCTTTTTGATCTCTTAAATAATTACCTCTTACATAACATTCTATTGGGGGTATATTAGCATTTAAATACATATTCTAATCCTCTAATTTTTTTAAATTATATTTTTTTCTATTATATATTTTTTTACTATTTAATCTGTGTTGCCTAAATCTATCATCTCTTAACATTTGTGCAAATCTATTAATTTTTTTTAAATTATTTAATAATAAGTTTTTTGATTGATTTTGAGCCATCTATATTATCCTCTAATTCTGCCTCACCTTTCCAGCATTTATAGGTAACAGATTCAGAAAAAGTTCTCTCTGCTTCACGCTTACCTCGTAAGCAAACTGCCATTGAGGGTTGCAAACGAGCTTCCTTAATTTCTCCGTTTACAAACATAAGTAATCCTACTACAGCTTCTATCATTGACTATTACCATTTGTGTATTTCATTTCTCTATTTGCATCTTTTAGTTTTTCAATATCTACTAGTACTTTATCCATTTGCCCTCTTAAAAATTCTATATTGACTTTGTTTAATGCCATATTTTCTATGTGTTTGTTTAACTTATCTGTAGTTTTATAAAGGTCTTCGATCATCATAAATTGTTCGCTATCTGCAGGAAGTGCTCCAAGTTGACCCCGTGGCCATTTTATTCTAAACTCTGTATTTTCCGCTAAATCTTTTTCCATTATCTGTATACGAGTGTCTGCTATATTTAAACGTTCTACCATCTGAAAATAACCCATAGTGCCAAGTGCTACGATAATTATAAGACTGGCAACAGTCTTCATAGGCATTTGCACAGCTGCTTCTTCAGATATATTTAATGGTTTCTTACTCATTTCTTTCTCCCCATGTAATGATCACCAGGTTCATAGTCCCATTTTTTACCATGGTGTCCTCTAATATCTGCATACCACATTCTTAATTTAACAACCCATTTAAAAAATCTAGTTGGTTTAGTCATTAATTAAGTATTTTCCTCTTCCATATTTTCTAAACAAACAAATTTTACATATAATTCATTTTTATTTATTTGCTCTGGACCAGATGCTTTTAAAAATTCTAAAGATTGTTCATAGCCTGCAATCATACAATCATTCCAACTATTATACTGTAGACCAGTATGCATTGGTGGCATGCAAGTAGATTGTATTGCCGAACATAAAATAAGTATTAAAGATAATTTCATTATTGCCAGCTAAACAGCCAAGCAACAAATCTATCCCAAA